CGACAAACAGTACGCCGCCGATAATTGCAATGACACTCAACAGGAGGATTGCAGCCAAAACAAGAACTATTGCCGCCCAAACTCTCGTCTCAAGCAAAGCAATTGTCGCGCTGGAATTTTCTTCCATCATGACCTTCCGTGATTTTCATGGAACCCGAGAATCTGTTCGTGATGTTTTCTGCAAAATATTGCAGAATTTTTATCAACAAAATTACCTAGAGACTTTCTTTTTCTGTCAACTGTTATATAAGCAGTCCACCGTTTATCTCTATTGTTCCAAGATACTCCAACACAACCACTAGTGTTATGCACTGGTTTTTTTGCATTTCTACCGTTGATTTGCCTAGTGGCTTCTCTTAAGTTTTCAATCCTATTGTCTGTTCTGTTACCGCTTATGTGATCTACAAACTCAGGCCAATAATTGTGTTTTAACGCAAAAATTATACGGTGCGCTACAACAGGATGACCTAACAAAGAACCTGTCTTGTACCCATCCCCATTGGTTGAAGTGAAAGCAGGTTTGTTAGAAAATCGTTTATTCCAAATTACAAACGACCTTTTTGTCTTGAACATTTCTATTGGCCGAGGCTTCCAATAAACGATGCCATTTTCGAAATCTGCATACAACAAAGAATGCAAATCCTCTGTGCTCATCTTCATGTCGAAATCCTTGCGAGAAATAGCATCAGCACCTCAACAAACAGGATGCTGACCACCAGAAACTTTATTGCCCCGGCCATGCGTCGATTATGTAGCTGACAAGATGGAACAGGATGATGCCGCCGATACCGATAACAGCAGCAAGCAGCGCACGCTCTTTCTTCTGCTTTGCTAGACGCTCTTTTTCTCGCTGTTCTGCCAATTCTGCCGCCTTGCGCCTCTGTACTACAGCATTGTGCTCGCGCTGGATCTCGTCCCACACATCAGCCTGACCAGACCATATCAGGAACTGTTTAAGCTCCTGTGTCATTTCGCGCACTTTCTTAGCGGCAATGACAGTCTCTAAAGCCTCTGACATTGCAGACTGCTGCTGATCTGGTTTCTGTTTAGCCTTCTCGTCAAGTGACGCTTTTTGGAGTTGATCCTGTGCGTCAAACAATTTCATGAAGTCGCCTAAGCACTCGTGCGCCTCCTTGCCGATCTGGATCGCTTGCTTGATGCCAGCGACAGCGGCTTGCGCGGTAGCGAGAACTACAGCGACTTCAATCATACTTTCAACACAACACCGATCAACAGGACGATGATGAAACCAGCACTGCCGATGAGAATCTGTTCAAGACGCTTTAATCGAGCGTTGATGCCTTCGTAGCGTACAGCGCAGACTTGCTCGTGCGTCATCAATTTGGCCTCAATGTCGTTCATGTCTTGATGATGAAGTAAACACCCAAGTAGGGCGGAAGATTGGCGTTAGTGCCAGACGAACCAGTTGTGCTTACAGTGGTCGCAACAGTGATCCCAGTTGTAGCAGTTGCTGTCGTATTGTTTTGACTTAAACTCGTAATAGACGGAGCGAAATAAGCCCCAGAGTTGTAATCAAAATCAAAACCCATCGCAACATTATGCGAGTGACCAGAATCTGTAACAGAACTGGTTGCTGTATGCGTATGGCTAACAGTGATTGCGTCTGCACTACCACCAGTAGAGTTGGCACTGTACGTCGTGCCAGCACCAACAGGGAAGCGGTTGCGGAAGTCTGGCACGTTGAACGTAGTAGACCCGTCACCCGATCCGTATGCCGTACCCAGCACAGCAAACAGAGCGGAATAGGTCGAGCGTGAAACAGCAGCGCCGTTGCACAGGAGATAGCCGGTCGGAGCGGAGGCAGTGCCCCACATCATCATTCCGCCTGTAGGGACGTAGTTTGGAGCAGACGATACCCAGGCTGAACCGTTAGATGTTAGGACGTTGCCTGACGTTCCGACTGAGGTTAGACCAGTACCGCCCCCTGCGACTGACAGTTGGTTGCTGGTCTGATTGCCTAGCTGGAAGTCTCGCAACTGTGCCATCAACGTGCGAATGGCATTGTTCAGATTGGCAGGAGAGCAACCCTCGTTTATGTTGATCCCAGCAATGTCTGTGTTGCTTCCAGCAGTGGTGCTGTACTCGCTAAGTTTGTCTTTTGACATGGTTACTCCAACACTTCCGAAACAGCAAAAGAGCCTGTGCTTGCTAACGCTTGAGCCAAACCAGACCAAAATTTAGGTTGCTGTGGACTAAGTTTACGCAACTCTCTCATGCGAGTTATACCATCTGGACTCGTAACAATCTCAGCCAGAACATCAGCGTTTTTCATAAACGCTTGTCTTGCAAAGTAGTTTTGCAGGTTTTTTACCGGAGTCATTCCTTGGACAGCCAATCCAGGGACAGTTTCTTTCATGTCTTGCAGAACAAGACTGTTGAACGCAGTGTCTGACCCAAGTTTTTTCACCCGACCAGCAGCCTCCAAAACCTTGGCAAGATCATTTAATGCAGCGAATTGTTGCGGAGACATCGCAGCTTGCAATGCTTTGATACGTTTTTCATCGCCTAACAAGATGTTTCTAAATGACAGACCAGCATCAACTTTCTGCTCAGTTGCTGTCGCAGTCGGCTTCATCGCCTTCTGCCATACGTTCTCTAAGTATGAGCGAGTGACTTCATTCCAGATGATCGGGCCATTCGGCCCAGACTGCTCGATCTGCTGCCTCGTGTAACGGATTGATTGCGGAGATGCAGGAGTTGTGTCTCCAAACACTCTATTTGCAAATTGATCTAGGTTGTCTTGGCTCATGTTGATAAGAGACAACCCAGGTCTGCGCTCCATGAACCGATTGATCGGCTCAGACAGTCTCTCGAACTCGCGGTTTGCCAAGCCGTATTCAGGGATCGCGTCTTCCATAGACCGCACCAACTGGTCTTGAATCCCTGTTATCTCTCGCCTAATCGTGGCATCCATTGAAGAAACCGCTTCACCTCGCAACATCTTGTCGATAGCAAACTTGACACGCTGCAATGCTGGAGCGCGATTCTCCAACACTGTTTCAGTGATCTCATCTCCTTGTGCATTGAGTCGCGTAACATCTCGATTCAGCATCGAGCGAATGCGCCGCAACTCTGTAAGCTCCTCGCCTTTTGCAATTGCCATCCGTTGATCTAAAGTCGCCGCAACAGGGCTGATATCGATAGGAGGAGAGTTCTGGAATGCTTGTTCATAGATCGGTTTTGCCGCTTGTTCTCGTTGCGTTTGCAGCGTCTCAAGCCTTGTACGCAATGCTTGTTGACCTCGATACCCAGCAGTCATCGGATCATCCAGCGAACTAATACTGGATAAGAACTTGTCAACAGCAGGTTGAATCTGCTCTGTGTATCGTTTACCGTAAAAGTCACCGAGAACATCTTGTGCGCCAGGAATGTTGCCTAGCACCTTCTGTTGGGCTTTTAAACTTGGAAGGTTTGTAATTTCACCTGGAGTGAGTTGAATTCCTTGCTGTTGTGCAAGTCTTTGCAATTCAGCGATTTGTTGCGGGTCAAGCCTAGAAATATCTCGCGCAAGGCTCCGTTGAGCAAACTTACCCATACCATATGGGATAAGTTGCGTCCCTGCTTCCATAAGACCAGCAGCAGCAACCTGCCCAGGACTGAATTCTTGCCCACCTAGCAGACCAGCAAGAGCCTGCCTTCCTGCGCTTGATGCAGCGCCAGCCGCACCAGTTAGCCCAATTGATGCCGCAGCACCTCCAGGCCCACCTAACAACATTGGAGCGGTAGCAATCCCGGTTGCAACACTAGGAATCGCCTCTGCAATATCAGGAGCAATGAACGCAGCAGATGTCATCGGGGCTTTCAACATCCCAGGAACTTCTGCATACAACCTACCATCATCCCCTTGATAGAAGATGTCACCACGATAAATGCGATAACGCTCCTCTGGGATACCTCTTGCCTTAGCAAACACTCTAATAGCTGACTGAATGTCAGTCGGAACACCAGCCGCTAACGCTGTAGATGGCCTCGCAGCGGCTTCAGGAGTGCGAACAATCTCAGCAGGTTCTTGATAAAAAAACCGTCCACGCTGCGGGGTCAGAAGCTCATCAATTACGTCTGGCCCTTTGCGAGGAGTGGCTTGTTTTCCTGACAAAAGTTCATCAATTACGTCAGCCATGATTACCTCAAAGCAAACCGAACTCAGATGCAAGACGATTTCTTAACACTTCCCTATCCGTCGGGTTCGCTTCATCAAGCCCGAAATCCTTCACGATTTGCTCTTTGCGTTTTCGCATGATTGTTGGCATTTGGTCAAGCGTTACGTCTTGCAGATTAAAGCCTTTGGTCTTGATGTACTGCAAACGAGCCTCGGCCAAACGCAAATCACGAACAGTATTATTCAGTTTCGACAAGAACACAGTCGGGCTATCGCCTCCAAACAACCCTGTTCCTGGATTCGGTACTCCAGACTTCAAGCGTTCTGCTTCCTCTCCCTGACCAATTGCAGCGCCAGTGATTTCGTTGATGTACTGGTTCAACTGACGCACAGCGTCTTGCTTAAATCTTGAATACTGCTCAAGGTTTTGACGCTCTTCTGGGTTAGGTTCTCTCCCAAGTTTTTCGCCAAGCTCTACCAACCCTTGAGCAACCTTAAATCTAGTCTGCAAGAACTCTGGACGGTAACCCTCAGAAATCCGATTCAACACCTGCAACCGAGAACCAGAACTCAACAGCGCTTTATCAATTTCACTTTGTGCTGATGCCCCAGGAGCAACTGCACCAGGAGGATAGACAACTGTGCTTGTAGTTCCGGCCCCGGCTCTGCGGATGTTTTCTTGATACTGTTCAAAAGATATTGTCGGCTGGCCTTCTCTCCGCCGCTGCGCCATTGCATATTCATAGTCACCACGAAGTGACGAAGGTTTGGCAGCAGATTCAGCCATCCTCCCAAGGCTTTCTAACGCTCGCCCAACCTGAGCGTCATCCAGAGCGCCAGACTTAAACGAACGCGAATACTGCGCGGCAATCGCTTGCAAGTTCGGATTGTCACTAGCCATAAACGGAGCAAACGGATCAACCCCAGCATCCATCCCTGCAATAAGACCACCTTTCCTCAACTCAGGAACGATCTTCGCAATATTGCCAAGCGCAGACAGAGGATCGCCTGATGCCATCGCAAGCATTGACAGTTTTTGCGGATCAATCGAGATGCGCTGTTGAGCGGTAGGAATCGGGCCTTCCTCTCCAGCCATCGCACCTCGCTCGACAGTCTGCTGGAACACTTGCGGAAACAATTGACGCATGGCTTGTTGCTGTTGCAACTTCCGCTGTTGTTCTGCAAGTTGTTGAGAAATCAATGCTTCCTGCGTTCTCTGCTGTAGAACATTGCCATACGCTTGTTGTCCAGCCGCTAAACCCTGTGCTAATGCTTGTCCGGTGGAGATTGGAGTACGGCTAGGCGCACCGGCTTGCATAAGACCGAGGGCAGCACCCAGCAGACCTTGCTGTTGGGCCTGACGCTGGGCTAGCCTTGCTTGCTCCTCTCCCAGTAGACCAGGGAGGTAAGACGGAGCAGCAGGGAACAACTGGGAAAAATCCATGTTTGCCTCACAACAGGCTGATTCTACGTTTCTCAACACGCTTGGGAGCCAGCAGCGACATGATTGCGTCTTGCTGGACTAACCGAGGATCACCACGCCTAACACCACCGCCAGCGACCGGTGGTTGTTGAGGTTGTTGACCACCCAGCATATTCATCGCAGACAGCGCTTGCATCGGGTTGAACCCGGCTTGCACAGGAGATGCGCCAGCCACCGCAGATGCGCCTGGGAGATCGCTTCCAAGGCTCGCACGAGCGATAGCGTCGAAGTCGAACATCGGCGTTTCCAGCGCAGAAGCAGGATTCATGATCCTTGAAAACGCTGGATTAAACTCACCCATTGTCGCAGGAGTGACAGGGAATATCCCTTGTGCAACTTCAGCAGGAATAAAGTCCGACAGGACAGGCGCAATATCTGGTCTTGCAAGCGATCCAAGCGCACTCTCAGCGCCAGTCAGACCAGCAGCTTCTACCCCAGCCGCACCAGCGCCACCTAAAGCACCGGATGCGATACCACCGCCAACACCACCCAGTGCAGCGCCCATCATCGCACCCTTGAGAGGATCGTCTCGATTGGTTGCCGCACCCAGCGCAGCACCAGCCATCATCATCGTTGCCGGATCAGCCATGCTTACCTCCCGCTTGCGCCCAACAGACCCCCAGCAACAGCGCCAGGAACAGCGTATTGTCCACCAGGGATCATGCCGCCCAACGTATATCCTGCAAGCGCACCACCAAGGCCACCAGCGACCGGCGAGCGATACGTCGGCGCAGTGGTGATCGTCCCCATCGGCGCACCGTAGACTGCCCCCAGGAAGCTCTGTAAAGCGCTATACGGGGCTTGCTGCCCAAAGTTGAACCGAGCAATGTCTGCTGCAAGCGCTTGCTCCTGATATGCCTCCTGGCCCTGCCCAGCTTGCAACAAACGCTGAAGGTCAGCGTACTCGGACTGAGCCAGACCCGGAGCAGCAGCGGCAGCCGCTTCTTGTCTAGCACGTTCCTGCGCGTAATTCTGATATGCCATCTGCTGAGAGATGTCACCCAAACCACGAGCAAACGCTTCTGTCGCACCTGTCTCAAGCGCGGCCTGTGCGCCTGATCCATATCGGCCAGCAGCAGATGCTTGTGACTGGATTTGTCCTAGACGTTGTTGGAACTGTTGCTCCAACGGACGGGATGCAGCAGCAATAGCGCCTTGCAGAAACGGATTAGGCCCAAGGTACGCACCGCTGACCGTTCCGAGTTGCTGCTGTAGCGCGGTCTGTTGGAGCGGAGAACCTGCCATCGCTCGCTGACCAGCGGCTTCCAGTGCTTGAGTCGTGAACTGGCTAGGCCCAACGTAGGTCTGACCGGGGTAATACTGCGGAGGCCCACCCTGATACAGACGCTGCGCTTCTTGCAGTCCGTACTCTACAAACGGCTGAACAGTCGGATCAATCCGCTGTTGTGAGACTTGCTGAGAACCACCACCGGCCATATCACACCTCTGCTATCCACTTTTTCGGTCGGAATCCGTGTTTTCTCGCTACACGCTCCCAACCGGGACGATTTGAGTCAAACGAAATTCTACGCGACCCACCCGCTTTCGCAATCTCGCGGATGTGCCTAAAGCCTTCATCCATCAGCATTTGCCCCCAACCACACCAAACATGGAGACAGTCACCCAACGGCTGCATTACTCCAAACCCTACCGGCTTACCCTGATCGGTCACCACCCACAGCATCGACCGGCCATTAAAACAGTCGGTGTACACATCTTCCGGTATCCAGTTGCCATCGGAATACTCTTGGACTTCCAACAGCCCAGGTCTGACCCAGCCCCAGATTTCGCGCAACTTCTGCGGCTCGATAAACACCCTATCCAAGAACGACATACCGATACGTCTTGTCTGCGGTTGAGTTTGCAAAATGGTTGACCGTACACTGACCCTGAGTCTGGTTCGATGCGTAGATGTCAGACGATGACGATTCGTCTACCTTGTTGATCGTGACAATCGCGCTTGGAGTCGTCGGTCGCGTCGGACTTGTTTGCGCTGCTAAATGCTCCAACGTCACATCTGTAGAACTGGTCGCCCACATAATCTGAACGTAGTCACCCGCTGCTAGTTGAATGTAGAAGTTGAGAGCAGCAATCAGATGTCCATCCACCCCGCCATGACTGTTGGGAACTGAGAACTTACTATTCGACCCCGCAACATCGGCCCCGTTCTTGCGGAACCATACGTCTACGTCCTGAATAGCAACATTGGCATTGGCGAACTGAAACGAAAACTGAATGTTATAAACACCAGCAGACCGAACGGTGATCTGCGAGTTGCTGACAATCGCCACACCAACCGCGTAATCCGTCGTGTCTAACGTGATTGCATACGCTGCGGTTGTGCTAGCAGCAGATTGATCTGTAGTGTCTTGGAACGCTCCGTAAGGCACTGCATCGGCTATCGCAGCGGCACTGTACGGGTAGAACAGAATCAACGATTCTTCGCTGATCCTAGCGTCGTACAGGGTCGTTGTTGTGGCGTTGCCCGTTGCAAGCGTAACAGTGCCGACAGAGTTGATCTTACCGTCGAGAATCCGGTTGACAACTTCAGCGACTTGCCTCGGCTGTCCACCGGCCTGGGGCAGACGCAGAAACATCATCGGCCCCCAGTGGGAATCAAATCAACGTCAACACCTACAGCGGAAGTCCAGTTGCCAGTCGGTACAACAGATAGACGATGAAACTTACCGCGAGAGCGTAGAGACACGCGATTGTCAGAATCAGCAGCAACAGGACTCGCATAGCTGATATTCCCGTCCAATCTCTTGCGAGATGCCACCGCTACCGTAGCAGACCCACCGTCAATCAGCGGCCTCGCCAGCGTGACGATAGACTCAAGACCCTGCGCTTCAACATCGCCAGTCTGAAGCGTAGCAGTAAGATTCGTACCGCCGAAAGAAACGATCTTATTCCCATCAACTCCACCCTGTAGGAGTTTGCCGCCAGCCCATACACGAGAGTCCAGGCTTGCAGGAACCGTGTCGATGTTTGGATACAGATCAGCAAGGCTCTCAAGGTCAGTGCTGCTGGTGATGATCGTGCTCACATAATCAGCAGTGGTGTCGCCGTGCGTCCACTTGTCTACCTGCCAGTTGTACACCAACAGTTGCTTGTTCTCGAAAATGTCAGTGAAGCACCAAGTGACCGTCTTGTTGACAGGATCAACTGCCGCCGACATCTCTGCCAGCTTCCCAGGATCAAGCACAGAATAAAACCAGCGATCCACCCTCTCAGCGCCGATAGGCTTGACCGTCTGACCATCGCAAACATAGAACCCATCGTCTGACAGGAAGAACGTCATCGACCCGTACTGCACGACACTACGAGATTCGTAGCAACCAAGCGAACGGGTGAGCGTGTCGAACTGGAAAAATAAAGGAGCGCCGATGTACGTCATCCGCACAATGGAACGCTCCATGAGCACTAGCCCAAACTCACCCCCAGTCAACCCTCGAACCTCACCACCGTCAGGCACATCCTGATAGTCAGACTGGCTACCAGCGCCAGAAGTCCAGTCTGTAGCGTCGTTGATGTCAGACCACTGCACTCGGTTTGGATAGCTGCTAGTTTTCCCAGTGACTACAAAGTCACGAACCGCTGTCACAAACTGAGCAGCAGGAGCAGACGCATTCAGATCGGCAAAGTTGGATGACGTTCCAACCGTCCACGCCTGGAGTGTGTCCAGACCGTTAGCACCGATCAGCGTTGATCCGAATTGGGTAAACGTCCACTGAGTTGTAGTTGTATACGCAGACGCTGTGCGCGATACGTCTTGCAAATACTTAAGCGAGGCTGCGCTTCCACCGCTGGAGTATGCCGTATACGCTGTGGAGTTAACACCGTCCAGACTGAATGTATTGGCAGTCAGAACGGTAATCGTGAACTGTAGATCGTTGAGTTCCGTCATACCGACAATGCCGGAAATCAGCACAGTGTTGCCAGTCACAAATCCGTGAGCGGTCGCAGTGATAACACAGGGATTCGCCTGGGTTGCTCCGCTAATCGACATAGACTTGCTAGGCCAGTAGCGGAACAGTTTGTTAGCGCCAGCAGCAAACAACGTGCTAGTGGTGTCCCACCGACCAACCACACAGGTCAGCAGGTTTTCGCTTGCAGAATTGGAGAAGTCGGCAGCGGATGGCATAGGCCCATAGCCAACACCCAACGGGAGACAGTTCTCTGCCTCCGTTAGCGAGTCAGCAATACCGGGTCTGTCCGGCGTCCACTGTCCGAAAGTTACTCGCATCTCACGCCCAGGGAAGTGCCGGAGCGATTACCGGAGGGTTCTTCTGGTTCTCGATCTGCTGGGCCACCGCAGCCTCGGTCGCGTCCTTGTCAACCCCATTCGCCCAAATCCAACCGAGCACTTGCTCTTGGGTCAGGTCAGCGTAGGGCGTGAAAGACTCAGGATCAGGCGAGGGCAGCGAGCAGGTGGCGTAGACGGAAGCTGAGTAACCGTCCACCGTGTCCGAGCATTGCCAGTGGGCGACGATGCAAACGTCCGACAGATCGCCTTCTGATACTTTGCATTCAAGACGGGAGATGTTCCAGTTCATTATTTGGCCTCTTAAACTTTGGCAAATCCGTTGTGGTAAATCGCCCTTGCTTCTGCGGCAACCAGCCCTGCTAATTCCAACTCTTTGAAGTAGCCGAGCAGATGCGACTTGCCATTCTTCATAACCCTAACCACCCATGCTTGGCTCTTTTTGTGCCAAGAGACGCCGGGATAGCCTGATGTGTTGCTGGTCAATGCCGACCGATTGCACTGGTTTTCGCTTCGCGTAACCGCACGAAGGTTCTCAATACGGTTATCTGATCGGTCGCCGTTGATGTGGTCTATCTCTTTGGGAAGATATCCGTGATGCAAAACAAAGATCAGACGATGAACTTTCCAGATTTTGTTCATCCATGTGACATGTCGATAGCCGGTTTTGTGGTTTGAGCCGACTTCTTGTCCGACCAGATATTGCTTGTTTGGATGAGTAACTTTCTTCCAGTACAAGCGACCATCACGGTACTCAAACCATTCTTTGATTGCTTCTTGAGTAATCATGCAAAATACACCAATTTTTCACCGCTGATTTTTTCAAGCAAACGGATAGCTTTTAGCATATCGACATTAATTCGCTTTCCATCACGTTCAGAATAGTAAGACCAAGCCATGTCCTCTGACGGTCCTTCTGGAATCAATTCAAAGTTGTGTGGAGATAAAGTTGTCACGTTACCAGCCTCATCTCGTACTTTTAATTCACTGCTTGATGAGACATCCTCTGCGTACAAGATTACGCCGTTAGTAACAGAACCAGTTGGCGCTGTCCCGTTAAATATTGCAAAAGTACCAACAGATGATGCACCTGCTGTCGTACCGTTCAATAATAGATTACTACTTGCATCTAATGTAAGTGCTTGGGTGAAGGAGATCGCGTTGCCTGCGGTGCCGGATGGGGCGGTGAACCATAGATGCTTACTATCACTTTGCGAATAATAACTAGCAAAGTCAGAGTTTAAATATATGTAATTGCCGCTGGAGTTCTCAAAAAAGTTGTGTCCTAGATACATTCCGTTTCCGTTTTCGTCATACAACGAAACACGGTTTACTTGCAAAACTTTATTAATACTCCTCCACGCACTAGGCGTCACCCCCAGACCGAGGTTGCCGGAGGTGTCGAGACGCATCCGTTCGCCAATATTTTGGTCATAAAACCGCAACGAACCATTTAGTCCTGAACTTGTATTTCCTGTTTGGATGTACCATTGTGATGCGCCGGTTCCGCTTGTTCTTAAATCAAGTCGTGCTGCGCTGCTACCAGAAGACCTGTCGTAAACAGCCGCTTGCGTATCACCGCTTGTCGTGGAAACATCCAGCTTGTACCCAGGCGAACTCGTCCCAACCCCAACATCCCCCGCCGCAGTCACTACAAACGGCGTAGCATCCGGGTTGGCGCTATCCTCCACCTCTAGCGCGTTGCCAGTACCCGTCTGCGTGATCCTGAGTGCTGGAGTGGTGGCGTTCACCACCATGACATAGCTGTCGCCTGCTTGTGCGGCTTGGATCTGCGGGACAACTGTATTGAGCAAAAGCGCCTGATAGACAGCCATGATTTACCTCAAATCGGATAGTATTCTGTTCCGTCACTCGTCTTGACGGATGACGCAACCGTGTAGTCAACCCCTGACCCATCCCTAACAGGCAGGCCAATCGTGTACTCCGTCCCAGCACTGTCGTCCACAATGAACGGAGCACCAGGAACCGGTACATAACCCCCGAGTGATCGCAGGTTCGGGAGTTTTAGGTTAAGACCGAGCAACATTACAGCAGTCCGACAATGTTGCTGGCAGTCGTTCCTGTTGACCAGATACGCCTAGCCATCACCGGCAAGATAACGCCAGCAGGGACGTTGTAGAACGTCACAGCGCCACCACCAGTGTCGTTGATCTTGAGGTTGCCACTACCCCCAACGTAGATCGCACGAACCGGCGCAACCAGATCAGAGTCGGCTGGAGTGATAGCAATGCAGTTAACAGCGCAGCTATCAGGAGTCGTTGAAAATGGAGCAGCCATGTCTACACCCACACATTAGACGAAGTTGATGAATCTTGCCACAAATTGCTAGAACAGATAAAGCCTGTCCCACTACTGTCCAGAATTTCCAGACTTACAACGTACCCAACAGCAGCACTCGATAAGACTGTCAGCGAACACTGGTAGTCAACACCGTTGGACGCTCTCACCAGAAAACTAGAGTCAGTTGACTTAGTGACCCATCGGTCAACATTGTTCCTGATCTCCTGCCATCCAGCGTCTCGCGTATCGACTATCCCGCTGAACGGAGCCTCTGAGAAAGACGAGATGCCAAGCATTAGAACGTCACTTCCGTTGTCTCAATCTTGCAGACCCAGCGAATCGTAGTGCTGGCCTGACCTGTCACCGTTACCGACAACCCACCATTTGTGGTGTCAGCCGATAGCGCCACCGTCCAAGTAGACGCTCCAACGTCAGCATAAGGGCTACTGACCGTTGATCCTGTCAGCGTCGTAGAGGCAGCGTTAGCACCCCGCTTGATCTGACCGTCAAACGTCCATGACTTTGTGTCACCTCCGCCAGTAACATTCGCAATGACAGAACCACGAAAGTAAATTGCGGAGTTGTTCGGAAGGATAATCTGGTTGGTCGCGCTAGCAGATGACGTATTAGATCGCAGAACAGTAGACGTTGCGTTGGTCGTTGTCCTTCCAAGAATCAACAGACCACCCTGAGATACCCCTTGCACAGATGCAATCGGAGCGTTACAAGCAGGAAATGCTTGATAACCAATTACACCCCTTGTCGATCCGTATGCGCCACCGGAAATAGTTGAATACGCAGAGTTTGCGGCATGGGAAAGGCCTCCGCCAATGAATGAATACGCACCAGATGCCGTGTTGAGATAGCCACCAACATTGGCTGAATAACTTCCGTTGGCCCAATTGAAGTATCCACCGCCAACAAATGCTCTTGATGCTTGCGCTTCGTTAAAATCACCACCCCCAACAAACGCGCTTGTGTTAGAGGCAACATTTTGATTCCCAGCAACTACCGTTGTTGTGGTAGTCGATGCGATATTTCCAAACCCACCGCCAATAAACGAATAAGCGCCAGACGCTCTATTGCCTTGGCCGCCAACAACTACAGATATGTCGCCACTCGCTACTTCATTAGCAACATCTCTAATCGTTTGAAAATCAACCGCTTTCGGCCCACGCTTATTGCCGCCGGTCACAGTACCATCTGGGATGCTTGCCAAGATTGCGCCATCGCTCTTGGGTACGATAGCAATATCACCGCTAGCGGTCGTAACAGCAGAGGTAAGGCTCGCGACATTGACGGTATCGTTAGGTGAAGCAGTGTTATACGCACCAGTCACCGGAAGCGTATCAGTGCTGACAGACTTACTAGCAGGAAAGGTGCAGAACACATCCTTAACACCAGACCCAAACCCAACCAGACTGCCGCTGTTGCTGCTTGCAAGCACCGTGTCTCGCGTTAACGTACCAGCGCCAACCGTACCGATACCCACTTCCCAGTCACTCGTGCCCTGAATGCAGTAATAGGTCGTGTTGCCAACACCGATGGACGAAAACGCTTGGTATCCCTGGACAGCACCCAACAGAGTGATAGTGCCCGTCCCTTGCGTGCTCGTCGTCTCTTTTACACGGTCTTTCAGTACGAGGCTCATCGTGCCGCCACTCTCATTACCAACGGGCTAGCAGAGAACTCTGCTTTGTCATCCGACTCCGTAAGCGCAGCAATGCCACGGTTGTACAGCGCACCCCAGACCTGCAAGCGAGCGTCGTTCATGAGGTACGGCTCGGCTTCTCCCAGGCTTGCGTACAGCAGACAGTCCATCGCGTTCACCGTCCAGACGTTCGTGGTGTTCGTGTCAGACAGGAACGCAGGAGCGGAGTAGTACAGCATCACCAGCGTGTATGCGGTATCAGGCGTCGGAGCGAACTTGAACTCATCCGCAAGGATCGTGTAGTCCACCGGTCTGCCTGATTCGTAACTGCGGGAGTTGCGAGTAAACAGACTAGGCGTCATGTAGTTGAGCGGGTAGACCGGCTCACCATCCGTGTATAGATCGCGGATTTGCAGGAAGTCAGACGGTAGCTGCACCGTGTCATCGCCACCAGTCGTGGATGTGGTGACAGACTTCAGCATCTGCCGGATGCGAAGCTCTCTCCGCAAGCGAATCTCAGCCAGACGGATAAAATCCGGTATCTGGCTACTTAGATCGCTTCTTGCGAGATAGTTTGCGACTGCTGTTTGCAGATCGCTGTAGGTCGTTAGGGCCATGCTTTACGTCATCCCAGCCATAGGTTTTGACCCCGATGTGCCCGATGAACATTGACAACTCATGGTCAACATGGACAGGGACATTGTTCTCCAGGCACTTGACGCAGAATGCTACGTCCTCGCCAATAACATTGCCAGCATCCGTCCAGATAATGTCAAACCACGGTTTCGGTACTTTCTCGAACACGCTTCTATCAGTGAGTGTACAGGCAAAGCCTACCGCTGTCACCTGCTCAATCCCATTCTTGCCCCGGCTCTCGACCTTCTCCCACAACTGATACGGCTCGCCCTTGTCTCGCTTGATCGACAGGTTGAGCGCAGTCGGCAGGATCGGCTCGCGTCTGGTCGTGGCGTTCGTCCCAATGACAGGGACGTTTCTCGCTTGCAGAATCTCCAGAGCGTTCGCTGGGAATCGTTGATCGCTGTCAATCCACAGTAGTTGATCGCAGCCCATCTCCAGCGCTTGATCGGCCAACTTCTCTCGCTGCGTAAAGATCAGCGTCCCAGGCATCTGGAGCAACTCGATTTCGTTGACCCCGCGCTGCGCCTCGTACTGAACAAGTCTGGCGAGGTCGAAACAAAAGCCGGACATCACCTCGTCGCGGCATGGAACACAAATAGCAACCTTCAAATGCGCCCCGGATGTGTGCGAAAGAATCGGTTGTCAGGATGGTTCAGAAAGGCTTTGAACGCCTTCTGATCGAGAACATGGAATCCTCGCATTACACCCTTGTGATTTAGATCGTCAATCACTGTTAGCGGTAATCGCGCAACATGGGTGATGACATCTTCGTACCGGCCAGATGATTCGTTCATCTGACGCTTGTTTGCTTCGACGATCTGAGACACATCCTGCTTTGTCTCGAGGATGATTCCATCGTCGGATTCGTGGGCAACTGTATAGCGCCCAGAGTCAGCAGAGAATAGTTTTGGCATATAGATAGGGGAGAGGTTTCCCCCTCCCCTTATCGTTTACAGAGAAGCGTCAAGGTCGTAAATCGCACCGTGAGCGGCTTCGTTCCGCATCTCCAGCGTGAACTCAGCGAGAAGCTGGGTCTTGTCGCTGTCACCGGCTTTCGCAAGGTCGGTGGTTTGGAACGGGCGCAGATACGCAAGCGCAGCGTACTCAGGGTCGAGCACGAATGCGTCACGGGTACGCATGAAACGGTCAGGAACGACGTTAATCGTGCCGAAATCGCTCATGTATACGTCAGCCGCGCCGATGATCGTGGTCGGCTGATCGCCAGGGGCCATGTAACGCTGGGCAGCGATACCGGCAAACGAACTGGCTTTCTGCTTCAGACCAGAACCAACAACCATCATCGTCGGATTGCCACCCGCATCAAAGATGTCAGCCACAACATCTTTCAGCAGGGTTTCCGTGAAGGTGCGCTGCGTTCCATCGGTACGGGTCGAAACGCCAATCGTGGTGGGATCAGCACCGCCAGAACCCTCGGAGGTGTTGGTCTTGATCCACGACAGCAGCGCACCGAGTTTGCGAGCGGTAGACGAAGAACCAGCGTCACGCCCTTGGTTGGCGGTGATGATGGTTTCCATGTCGCGCTTCAACTCAGCAGATGCCTTCGAGAGTTGATAGGCTTTCTCAGAGCGCCGACCGGCTTTGTTGACGGTTTCCAGCGTTCCAGACACTTGGATCGTCTTTTGAACGATCTGCGTGTAGTTGCCCAGACGGGTAGTTGGGCTGAGAGTTGCGCTGGTAGCGTCTGCGCCTTCAACGGCAGCGTTAGCCGACGTTGCCGCGGCCAAGGAATCCGATTGCCACTCGTGAAACACCGCGGTCGCTTTGGTGCGAGCCAGAGTGCTCATGATCGGGGTTTCGGTGGGGCTGATGTCGTAGATGACATCAATGAGATCTTCGCGCTGGCCAATGGCCGAATGTGCGGTAAAGGTGGGCATGATTGCTCCTATGCCAAGAATCGTTCAAAAAGGGTTGCGGCATCCCTGGCCTTGCCAGTTTTCCGCAGTCGATTGCGGTCAGCCTTGAATGCATCCGATTCTGGATTGCTAACCTTCGCAGTTCCGGGCTTCATCATCCTCGGAGCCTCAGACACCTTTTTGGTGACTTCCGGCTTGTTAGAGATTAGCTTGTCGTACTGCGAAGCCTTCCAGAGCGTTAGCACTGCTCGGCTGTCATAGACTTGTGAAAGTTCCTGATCGGAGAACCCCAATCCTTTCGCGTAAGTGCGAATGTCTCGGCGTACATCCTCTCCCTTTTCGCTATTCCACTCTGGGATTGCCTGGGAAACCTTCTCCGCTTCTTGAGCCAGCACTTCTTGCAGTCGCTGCTGATGCTCCGATTGTTGCTGTTGGGCAAGTCGGTAGCGTTCGGCTTGAACGGCAGTTAGTTGCTTCTCCCGCTGAGAAAGTTCGGCAACCTTTACGGCATAGCCAATAGGGTCAGTCTCTTTCAGGTGTTCAATATCCTCCGTTTTGTTCTGCTCCGACAAGACCTTTTCGATAAGTTCCAGTCGTTGTGCATACTGATCGCGGAGGGACTTTGCTTGCTCAACAGCAGCTTTCTCGGCCTCGATAGCCTTTCGCTGCTCGGCAAGCGCCTGGGTTTTCTGCGTGTAATCAGTGCCAAGCTGGTAAGACTTAATCAGGTCATCCAAAGAAACTTCGCGTTCCTCACCTGCGGCTTTCACCCGGTAGCGCGGTGTTTCCTCGACTTCCTGCGTCTCCTGCTCAACCTGCGGCTCTTGTTCTTGCGGTTCTTGAGGAGTCGGCTCGTCGCCTTCCTCGCCTCCCATAAGACCTAGAATCGCGTTGGCTGCACCATCTACAGACAGAGGGCCACTTCCGTTTGGAGTCGTGTCCATAATCACCCGTCAAAAGTTACAAAATCTTCCAGCGTTTGCGCTCAATCTCTTTTGTATCAGCGATACTCTGGAAATGAGTGCGAATTACCGAAAGCGCCTTAATCATTCTATACGCATTTTCCCTAACGTCAACATCGTGCTCTAGCGAGTTAACAATCGTCTGGATTTGCAGGTCGTGGAGTTTATTCAGTTCAGCGACAAACTCCTCGTCCCGCATTAAGTTCGCAGCGCGTTCAGGATTCAACCCGGAATCTCCACGTTAGCAGAAATGCCAGCACCGACTTTTGCTGCTTTCAACTGAGCCTCAACCTGAAATTCCTCGCGCTTCAGCATAAGTTCAGCAGCGGCTTTCTCTCGTGCCAGTTGAATATCAGCCTGAGCCTTGATGCGCTTCGTCTCAATGTCAGCCAGAGCCTTCTGTCGGTCGATCTCAATCTGCGCCTGAGCCTGGGCAAGCATGGCATCCATCGGCCCTGGTTGCTGCTGCTGCGGAGGTGGATTCGACAAGGCTTGATCGACTTCAGGCGTGATCTCTTTGAAGAACTCAGCAGAGTCTTTAAACCCTGCGGCCTCGATAAACCGTCCCAACGTCGCCCGATACTGTCCAACAGACACGAGCGGATTAGCTGGCCCGTAGGCTTGCAGAATCTGCTCTTGTTTTGCCAGCACCATCTGGAGCATCGCCATCTGCTCTTGCTTCGATCCGGTTCCAAGACCGACAGACACTGAAACGTCGTACTGGTTCGACCACTCTCGCGGATCCATCTCGACGTATTTGCCACGCATCCGAATCAGGCGCGGCTTGTCCTGATACTTGCAGAGCAGATGCAGAATGCCCCGGAACAGCGATTTGACGCCCGTCTCAGCGAAGATTCGAGCGACTAGCTCCAACTTCCCCTGCGCGGCCTGAGTGGTCGCAGCAACAGCCGCAGCGGTCACGTTTTGCAGGATGTTCGGGTCTAGCCCCTGCTGGACATCCGACACGCCTGATCGCTTGCTCTGTACGCTGTCGAAATAACCCAGGAGCGGATACGCAGAACCCGTGACATCAGGAACGGTAATCGACTGCACCATCCCCGGAGCCTTCGTCCTGACAACTCCACCAGGGGTGACGTTCAACAGGTCATCGAGATTGACTTGCCCCTCTACTACAGCACTCCGAGCGTTGTTGATGAGGTAGATGTTGTCCAGAATCTGACGGGTGACAGTGCTCTTGATAAGCTGAATGTCCATCACCCGATCAGCAAGCGACTGACCGAAAAACTTGTGCGGAACCGGCATCGGGCAGATTACATGGAAGGGAATGTAATCCGTCTTGATGTTTGCCTCGGCTCCGTTTGCCCAGGTCAGAATCTGCTGGCCGGAGTAGTAAATCTGCCGGAGTTCAGCAATCCCATCACCGT